AACAGGATAATTAACCCCCTTCATTGTTATTTGATTAGAGTTAATCTTTGTTACCTTACCAGGATGAGCCCACTGACCTCTATTATCTTCTATAACATTATTAGGACTACTTAAACCATCTAACCACCCTCCATTCTTTGCATACACCTTTCCATCATTAGAATTAGATTTAGATATAGTATTCATCATCTCAGTAATTTGATCATCTGAATAATACTTTCTTAATCTATTTAATTGGTTGTAATTTTCAGATTCTTTAGTTCCTTGATTATAAGACTCATTTACTTTATCTAAGTATTCCTTTTTAAAAGGTTGAGTAAGTGGGTCATAAATTTTATTTTCTCCACTTAATTGTCTAATAGAATGTATTTGAGATCTTACTTCTTCAGGATCTGTAAGCTTGTTATATGTGTCTTCTTTATGTAATGCAGGATTATACTCTGGAGTATTTTTATTTATATATTCTCTATCTTTAACAGTCATTAAATTGTCATGAGTTAATTCATGTGCAAATAAACTATTAACTAATTTACGATTACTCTCTACAAAATTCTTATCTAAATTTATTTGTTTCTTCCCTTTGTTATCAATATAACCTGTTCCATACTCTTCTGGATTTCTTACTACGCTAGGAGTAACATTATAATTTTCTTCATTGTAATATTTCTTATGTTGATTAACACGTCTTTCTAATCTCTTAGGATTTTTTATACCTAAATCTATATTTTGATTTTTTAATATGTTACTATACATAGGTGAGTTATACCAACCTTTTACATACTCTGTAGCATTAGTAACATCTGGAGCTTGATCAGTTTTACCTTCTTCTAAGCCATCTAACCATCCACCATTCCTAAATTTAACAACAGGCTCTTTTTTAACATTAACAAAATTCTCTTGTTTAACAACTGGAGCAAATGACTGTTGCATTACCTCTTGTTTTTTTACTCTTTCCTTATTTTTTATATCATTAAAACTAGCTTTGCTTTGATCATAATTTGATAAACCAAATGAAGCCGCTTTGTCTAAAACAGATTTAGCATATTCATTATTGTCATTTGACATTCCTTTGTAAACATTAGCTGTTTTTAGCATAGCTGCTGGAGTTCCTTTTAAATTACTTGGAACTTGAGTTGTATATCTATCTAATACAGTAAGTAATGTTGATTCTTTACTTTCTGGAGTTATTCCAAATTTTTTACCTGCTACAGATGGAAAGTATTTAGGCTTTGATTGTCCTGGGCCTGATGAATATTCTCCTTTATCAAAAGCTTCCTTTATATCACCTGTCAATAATTTACCTACAAATTGAACACCAGGAATATTTTTTGCTTTATATCTTCCGGATGTTCCATATTCAGATTCTTGATCAATAATTCCAGCTGATACTTTTACTAAATCATTGTATTCACTGTTAGATATGTTATAAGCTTTCATTAGCTCTTCTTTTCTACCCATCATCGCATTTAGATGATCTTGCCTATTTTTTGTTTTATCTGAAGACTCATCATTACTACCAAGATATTTAATTTGTTCATCTGGTATATAATCTAAATTGTTTCTTTTTGCTGCTTTAACTATAGGTTTAACAGCATCTCTTTCTTTATAAAGAGAATTAGGTACAAATTCTTTTTTTACTATTTGAAAGTTTTTATCTTTTTTAAAATCATTTAACCTTAAACTATCTATATCATGATAATCAAAACTTTCAGCACTTCCTTGAGAACCAAAATAAGTTAAACTTTTAACATTTCCTGATTCATCTTTATTTACTTTTTGGACTAGCATATTATGATATGGAGCACCTCTGCCACCTTTTTCAGTTTTTTTATTTAACTGAAGTATATCTCCTTTTTCCACTCCATTTAAATCATAGTCATAATTATAACCTTTTAATTTACCACTTGTAATATCATCTTGCAATTTTGTTCCAGATGTATACGACAATATTTCTTTAGCTTCTTGCAAACTATAACAAGCAGAACCTATACAATATCCATGATGGTCAGTACTTCCACCTAATTTACTATCTACAAATGTTTTTAATTTTTCAGCTCTTTTAGGATCACTTTTTATATGATCAATTGCTACTTGAATTCTTTCCTGATAAGCTTTTTTTTCTTTTAGTTTAGAATTTATTTCAGCTTGAACTTCTTCATAAGTTCTTTTCGGTTTATTTTTATCAGGCATATCTTAATGTGTTGATTGTCTATAAAATGTTATAATTGGATGCAAAACTAATCTTTGGTTCTCTCTATTAGTAAAGCTTATTTCTGTTTGCAAATACATATCTCTTAATCTAGGTTTAGATAAAGTAGAATAAGTAGCATTAGCAACATCTCTTTCTATTTGTAATTTCCAATCTCTTTCTGTTTTATTAATATTACTTTGTGGATACAAAGGTTGTAACAAAGTAGATTGATTTTCAGTTTTATGTTGTACTAAATCAATAGTAACTAGATTTTGTAATACTCCATTAGTATCATATACTTCAGTTTGATATTGTTGATTATCCCAAACTTTAGTTTGTAATGGATTCTCATTAGTTAGAAACTTTAATTTACTTGGAAAGTAATCATCATAAAACTCTCCATAGTTACCTTTATTATGCCAGTAACATTTATCATCTCCTAAACTACTAAACACTCTAGTATTTAATTTAAAGTATACTTTAGGCTTAAAACTATAGAAGCTTTCAAATGCTTGTAACTTCTCATTGTAACCTAATGTAAAGCTATTCTCAGGATTAACCTTATCTAAGAATGTATAATATATTGTTTGATACTCTGTATCATATACACCATGAACACCATTGAATGATTTGTTAATGTTGTTATTTACACTTTGTAGCTTACTAAACAAACCTAAGTTATCAGATATACATTCTAAACCTTCACCTACTTTAAATATCTTTTTAAGACTATCATCATAATGGTATATTGCCATATTAGTATTAATAACACTATACTGATGTGATGTACCAGTTTCCTTAGTAATGTAGTCATATCTTAATAATACTTTATTATTACTTAAAACTATACTACCATCAGACCCTTGAAGAGCACCTCTTTCATTACTACTAGCAATACCTATTCCATTAGTTTGATAAAAGAATATCTTATTCTTATTAACAACTATTTCTACAATAGGGCCTTGTGTACCTTCAACATCTAGATAATCTACAAATTGAAAATCTCTCCAACTATCAATTACTTCACCATCTATCTTAGGCTTAGAATGCCATATTCTGTTAGTATATTCATCTACTTCATTTTCATAAAACATACTTGGTGGAAAATACTTTTGAATATTATATTTTTGATGAAATACATCATTGTATCTAAATTCAGATAACAAGAATCTACTTGTTCTTAATACTAAATTAGCAGTATCAGGACCATCATTAATCATCCTTTTATTAACTTTTACTGTTAATAAACTAAGACCTCCAGTTGCATATATTGATGCAAATTTTACAACTTTAGAAACACCTTTAGCTATTTTAAATATATTACTTTTTTTAGTTACTGGTTCATTATCTGTTTTAAAATCAGAATATTCATTTAAATCATCTGAAGATAAACTAATGCTAGGATGTTCACCTTCTCTTAAAGTAAAGTTAAAACTAGACTCACAAGGAAATATATGATATAGCCCTTTTTTACTTCTAATAGGGTCTTGATAACCAAGAGGTCTTATTTGGTTATAATAATAAGCATAATCTACAGCATCATAAACTCCAATATAAGTATCACCTAAATTAGCTTTAATAGTATAAGTTTTATCACCAACTCTTGTTATAAGTGAATAAAATTCACTAGCAGGTATATATTCATTATTAGCTCTGCTGCTATATCCTACTCCACCATATTGATTAATACTAATTTCTCTATTGTAACTTACTGTATAATCACCGTTATAATCTATTTTTCTAATAGTTTCTCTATTTTCATCTGTTGGTGAATCAAAAGGATTTCCAAAAAACAACCTACCTAAATAAGATTCATTATCAGCATATACAGACTCCCAATCAGAGTAATAAGAATTAGTATCTGGATTTGGAAATTGTGTTAATGAAACAGGCACTCCATTATTATTATTAACATCTTGAAACACAGAATTAGTTACAATAAAATGTTTCTTATCTCCAATACCTAAAGTCATATGAGGCCTTGACAATTGTTTTATGATTTCGGAATCAAAAGTGGAATTAAACCCGTTTATGTGTGCAGGCCCCTCAGGCGGAGGGTGTGCATTATATTTATCTTTAGCATAGTTTAAAGCTTCAAAAAGATTGTTATTAATTGTATCAGAACTTTGCATTATTTGCCCTCTTTGATTAGCTTGTGGTATAGAAGATATATAACTATTTGAAACCACAAAACCTAATTCAGAACCATTAGAACCTGCGCTTCCTGTAAATAGGGAATCAAATCCAGTACCTAATAATTCACCAGGTTGTAATACTTTTTCAGTTTTAATATAAATTCGCCTTAAATTAGAATCAGCAACTCTGTTCCAATTTATAGGTGTGCCCATATACCATTTTTTCATATATGCTGATGAATCTAGTATATTATAAAGTCCTACACTTGTATCTCTATGTATTTCATTTATAATTTTACCATTTGGCTCAAACATATTAATAGGTTTTAAATAATCACCTTGTTTAAAAGTATATTTATTAAAATCTACAACAGGTGATATTACATATCCTACATGACCACTTCCGCTTGGTGTATTAAGAACACTATCAGAAAAACCTCTTTGTCCAAGACTTAATACATTTTCATGTATACCCGCTACTTTTTTAGCTAGTGTTTTTCTAAATTTATCTTTAATACTATCTTTAATTTTTTCTATTGTTTTAGGAAAAAGTACTTTTACTAATGAAGTACTAGCAAGAAAACCACCCTTACTGTTAACAGCTCCATCAAGAACTGTTTCCACAAAATCAGAAAGGTCGTTAATATTTGTAAGTTTAGTTTTTGGGATATCTAAAACATATATTTTTCTATATAAAGCTAAAGCTAAATTACTTATTACTTTTTCTCTAATATTATCTTTAATACCAAAAAGATCATCATTACCATCGATATCATCAAGAAATTCATCTACTATATAACAAAATACTAGTACAATAACATTAACCAGCCATGCTTTATTGATAAGATTTATATCAAATCTTTTAAATTCATTTAATCCTCCAGTAATACCTGTACCAAATCTAGTTTTATCATTCTCTTGTCTTTCAACATATACTATTTTAAAACCACTAATTTCTTCAGCTAAATCTTGAGGTATAGTTACATCAAAATTTATATGAGTAGAATACATTGTTAATGTACCAGTACTATAACTTGATAACAAAGACATAGGATTATTATACACCTCATTAAAATCAGGCATCTTAATATCACCTACCCAATTAACATAAGAAGCTTGTCCTTTCTTATTATAAAAAGTAATACCAAATCTATATACTTCTCCTCGTTGCCAAGATACTTGACAACTAGATTTATAAGGAGATTTTAAACTACTAAAACTTCCATTATTATTAGTAACATGATTAGGTACGCTAGTAAGTGTATTACCATTATCTACTTGTGTTTTAATAAAAGGAGCTTTATTAGAAGGTACGTCAACTTGATGATCCATAACCATACTAGTTGTACCAAAAGTATAACTAATATTTGGACCTTTACCTCCTACAGTAACACCATCTTGATGAAACTTATATTGTTGGTTATTAAACCAATCTGTTGTAGTTCCATTAGGATTTAAACCAAATATCTTACCACTTTCATCATTATAAGGATTTATAACATCTAGTAAGTTGTTATTAGGGTAAGTAGTACTAAAAATATTAGTAGTACCATCTAATTCATATGTAACAGCTTCACCCCCATTGTTAAATCTATAAGCTCTGTAATCTACATTAACTTTAAACATTTCATTTGTAGTATTAGCTGCAAATAAAATGTTGTCTTTAATCTCAATAGTTGAAGCTTTCTCAAAAGGGGCATACATTATATTAAACTCTTCTGTTGTAAGAGTTGTAGTGTCACTATATAAATCAGTAAAACTTTCATTCTGATTAGTATATAATGATATTTCTTTGTAAGGATATACGTATATTTCAGGTAAGTCAGGTTGATTGTAATATATTAAAGCATACTGAATCATTTGATAATCTTTATCAATATGAGGTATGTAAAACTCAATACCTTTTTGAGAATCCATAACTTCTTTAATATCTGTAGTAGCTAATACATCAGTAGTAACATCAATAGTATCTGATATAGGGTAATCAAATTCTGAGTTAAACTCATATCCTTCAATTACATCTATCAGGTTACTACAAGTACTAAAGTTAGTTAAATCTCCATTTTTACTTAATAATCTATAAGCTAATTGATACTTACCTTCAGGTAGCCCGCCTTTAATTAATCTTTTAACAACAGGACTATTTAAATTAGCATCAGCTACTAGATTTAAACTTCTAACAGGTGTTTGTAATACTGTTGTTAGTGAGCCTACAGTATTAATAGATCTTACTGGATTTATTCCATCAGTCCAATAAATCCTAGAAAAGTTTTGATTCTCATACTTTATAAGAGCCTTAATTCTTTCTACAGAACTAAAGTTTAAATCTCTATTGTACATCATATGACCATTAACAGTTAATTCATAACCATTAATAGCACCTGATATATTATCGGTAGTTCCTAAGAAGTTACATCTCCATATTTGACCATAACCATTATCACTAGGATTTCTTACAGTATTACTCTTTGTAAAGAAGAATAAGGTTTGCACACCATTACCATCAGTTACTGCTATACCTTCAATTGCTTTAAGATTTTCTTGAGCAGGTATAACTTGAGGGTATTCCCCATTAAATTCATAAGTAGCACCTGGTATAATTTCAGGAAACTTAATTTGTAGTTTATTACCTTTTTTATTTTGTATCACAGCTGTACTTAAACCGCTATCAGTAAGTAAGGTAATATTTAGAGCATCTAAATAGTTCCCTTCTTTATAAACAGTTTTAGCTAGATCTTGATTAATCCCTTTACTAAAAGAATTAATACTAGCACCAGTTGATTGTATGTTTTGACGACCTTGTTGATTTTCTGCTGCCATTAGAATCTATAGTTTTTCATACCAAAGTTAATATATTGAGATTGTCCAACACCTTCAAAGTTTCTAGATTGTTCATTAATCTTAGGCATTAAGGTTAACCAGTTATTCTTCCATGATTCCACCATATCATAAGTAGGAGTTAAGGCTTTAGTTTTAGCTTGACCTACATACCACATCCACTCTCTTTCAGCATATTCAAATACATCTCTACCTATAATATTCTTTCTCCATAAAAGGAAGTCTATCTTCATTCTAATGTAAGATTGTACAGCTATTTTGTAGCTAGTATCATCAGGTATAAGTGGATAACCTTCCTCATCTATAGGGAAGGCTTTGTAAAACATAACTACACTAGCACCATCTTTAAAAGATGTGAAGATATAGTTACCTCTTGTGCTATATGTAATATCTCTTAAAGAGTAAGGCAAGTTGTTTATTATACCAGCTGAGATAGCACTATCATAATTATTAAAAGTCATAATAGGATTACCACTAACATCAAATCCTACTGGATCTACTGGGTTAACTAAAGGATAATCATTAACATTATTAACACTAAAAGGGTTAGTAGTTGAAGTACTCTCACGCATAGGCAAGACTACACCACTAGTTGTTAGTGTCATAGTTTGTAATTGTGTATGTAAATTACAAGGTATGAACCCTTTATGGTCTTCTATAGCAATTATAGCATAGTCATTAATAAGATTATAAGGAACACCTATTAAGTCACAGGCTTCAGCAGACCATTCAATCATACTACCAACCTCAAAGTCTTGAGTTTTGTATTGATTATCTCTAAGTACATTATTAACAACCTCTTTAACAGAGATTAGTTTACCATTTAAAGCCATTTAGTATATATTATTAGTCAGAATTTTTAAAAGTAAAAAAATCTAAATTAGGATTTTCTCCCATTAATTTAGGAACCTCTCTTTTAAACTCTCTTATAGGTATTAGTTTATAAAATTTCTTTTTGTACATTGTACAGTTATTTTTTATCCAAACAATCTTAAAGGTATAACCTTCTGTGTGATCGTTTAAATGAAATATAATCTTTTTAGCTAATTTTGATTGCTCATCAGTAGCCCATAATTCTCTTGTAGCTCTGTAATCAACAGCTAATCTTGCTACTAGATTACCTTCTTCATCTAATTTAATCTTCTTTTTAAACTTACATATAGTTATTTTACCCATCTTACAAGGTAAAATATACTCTAAATTGTTTAAAATCATCTTCTCTCTAGCCTTTCTAAAGATAGATACTAATACAGCTCTATACTTTTTAGCTAAGATATTGTAAGATAAGTTACTAACAGGAGTACCCAAAGGTAATTCCTTAGTACTTATATTAGCTTTATAGTATTTGTAGTAATCTCCAATAGCATAATCATTAGGATATTTACTTTTACCTCTCTCCTTAATACCTAGATCTGTATTACTTAAATTAGTTTTGGCTGTAATCATTCCTATTGTTATTAGTATTATCTGAAGGTGCTTGTGATTCTTGATTTAAGAATAACTCTACAGTCATTTTAACTAGTGTATTAACCATCCAATTTTTAACTGGGAATGGCGAATCATCTGTATAACAAGGTGTACCACTGCAATCTTCAAAGTTATAAGCTTCTCTAGGGTCTTCAAATACCCCTTGAACATTGATAAATCTAAGTACTTGTAGTATATTAGTAGGAACTATAAGATACAGATAACCATTAGTATTCTGCATATAGTATCTAATTCTATCTTTAGTGTACTTATTATTAAGTACAAAAGGAATTCTTTCATATTGAACTAAATCATATCCAGCTAATCCCTTATTTATAGGCCCTACTCTAGTAAAGAGTTGAGAGTTGTGAAGCTCAATAGTACTAGGAATAGGTTTAACACTTCTTAGCAATGTACAACCTGCCTCAATAATACAAGATTCTCCAGCGTCTACTTCCTCTAATTCTACACAACCTAAGTCTTGAATGATGTAAGGGTCAGCTGAATAGCCTTTATTAGCATCTTGTTTAATAAGTTGAGATCTTAAATTAACTATAATCTGCTCTATCTGGTCTGTAGTAATAGTATCTGTTATTACAGACCTACCTCTAAGC